TTTGAATTTTGTTCCACACAATTCAATGGGAAGTTAGGTTATCCTTTAAATGTTGATAAGCAACTCAACAACATGTTTCGTAATTTGCCACAAACCTATGCAGATGCCGTTTCTCGGTATTCCCAATTTGAGTATGAGTTTAGAAATCACCCTCAGAGACAATATTTGATCTCGTTGGTGAATCGCTGTGGATGGTGGAGTGATTGTCCACCACCACCGCAAGTATAAATTCCTCAGAGTCACCCTGACTATAACTGGCGTTCGGAAACGTATAAATTGTATTCGGCTTGAGAACCAGAGTACTCAAGGCTTGGGAACCGTAGTGGATCTCTGTTTTATTTGCGAATAAAATATCTCCTACCCATTGGGTCATCAACTTAAATGACCAAAACCTTGTCTCAAGTGCTAATCAAAATGCCTAGAGACTACACGGCTCAGCCTTTGCGAAGGTGTTTGATGATGTATAGTCCGGTAGATGTCAGCCGCATCCAATACATGACTTTAAAACAACAACGTGCAGCCCGTCGTAAGCAGGCTCAAAAATTACTTACGCGTCAAATGGCGAAGGTGACAGTTCAAGCTCCTCCTCAAAAGAAGAAGAAGAACAAACCATTCGCTACTGTTGGCCAAACTCTTGGCACAGCAGTTGGTTCTATGTTCGGTGCTCCTACCATTGGTAGTGGTGTCGGACGCTGGCTTGGAAAAGGAATTGGTTCAATTTTTGGTTCGGGAGATTATGAGATGGTTGGCCAGAACCCGTCTTACAATGTCTTGACCAATGGGGCCCAAATTCCAAAATTTTCTAGTACCAGACAAACTAATATAGTTTGTCATCGTGAATATCTTGGTGATATCACTGGTACCACAGCGTTTACTAACAGAAGTTTTTCCTTAAATCCGGGTGATCCTGGGACTTTTCCTTGGTTATCTACGATTGCTCAAAATTATCAACAGTTCAAGTTCCATGGACTTATTTTTGAGTTTAGACCATTAATCACAGATTTTGTGACTAGTGGAGCTCCTGGGGTTGTCGTCATGGCAACTAATT